TGCTCTAATCATGGTATCATCCTCCTTGAAAATTGATGCAGAAATCCGTTTCTATATCTGTAATATCGGCACTTTATATCCAAAAGTTAATAGTGCGTAAAATTCCGATTTGTCTCTTAGACTTTATATATTATATCAGGAAATTTTACTTCTCACAATTTATAATCCGGCAAAAATCTATCAGTAAGGTTTCATCTGCTCCAAAACTTCTATGCATTCATACAGATGGTCTGCCATAAGAAGCATTGCATCTTCCTGATATTTTATGAATTCGTGATTGCCTGACATTCCTGCAAGGACAGCGGTCACTCCCTTTAAGGTTTCTATTACTTCTTCCAATTTTATGTTCATTCCAAACATCCTATTTGCTGCCATATCAGAACCTGTCAAAGTCCTCCTGTGTGGCTATCTGTGCATACTTATAATCATCATTACTGCTCTCGGCATACATATCGTTGACCATACCGATGGTAAGAAGGTCAAGTTCGCTGATGGAAATGCCAAGCTGCACACACCGGAGCAGAAACAGCGGGGTTGTCATCTGGCGCTCTGTTGGATGAAGTTTTTTTTAGCTTCCACATCGGTTTTTACATTCAGTCCCCACAGTTCTATAAGCTGTGGAAGAATCTGATATATCGAAAAGGTGTTAAATTCATCCAGCCACTCCTCCGGGCTGTCAGAAATTTCAGGGTCTGCGTGCTTGGCCATGACATAAGCAATGTTCTCAAACATCTCAAGTGAGAACAGATCCAGATTGGATTCCTTTTCATTTCCCTTACCGATGGATATTTCCAAAGCACTGAGGTCTTTGTAAATATCCCTGTTAAACTTGATTCTGTATATGCGTGGAATGGCAGCAGATGCCTTAAACGGCACCTGCTTTCCATCAATATCTATCTTTTTTATCAGGCTCATGATACAACCTCCTTTGAACTGCTCTTACCTGTACTCTGTACGGACTGTGCCTGAACCGCAGCAGATGGCATATATACGGATTTGTACCAGTTATTGTATGCCGTATCCGTTGTGCTGTCAGAGGTTCTTGCTTTTACATAACCTCCATCAAGCGGTGATGCCGTAATGGACAGGCTTTCCGTTTTTACCTCGATTTCATCCTCTTTAGTGGATGATTCGATGGTCGGTCTAGCCGCCGTGCAGTTATACAGTACATGACGGATTTTCTTTACATCCCCGTCAAACTCAAATAGCAGTGCAAATGCACTTGTTTCAACGGTTGCATCCTCGACAAGAACATTGTTCTGGTCTAAGGATTCCTTCAGGACATCGGTGCGGAAAGACTCCGGCACCAGTGCAAGTTCCAGATCTCCCTCATAACCCTGATTGTTATTGATCGTGTAATATGCATATCCGTCTGCATAGAAAACACTCGGTTCTCCGTTCGGATCAAGGGACAGCGACACGGCACCCGGCATTGCAACGGGTGTTCCGAATGTGACCTCTCCTGCTTCACTTTTCTGCAGATGCACATTGCAGATATTAAATTTGACTTTATTCTTTTTTCCAGCCATCTTCTATACCTCCATCTCATAAAGCACTTCATACAGATTTTCTTCTTCAATCCATACTTCGCTTTTGTCATAAAAAATGCCGTACCCGTCAAGCACGGTTTCTACCTTTAGTTCCAACTGTATATCTTTTACACACGTGTAAATCTCAATATTCAGTTTACTGACCTTAAAATACACTCTCCCATCAGCAGAAAAGTTACTGCTGTTCGGATACAGAAAAACTGCAAAGGGCGGTTCCGGTGCTTCTCCCTCAACGAAATGGTCATAAGCATACGGAAGTTCCATTTTGTCCATTATTTCCATTACTTCTTCATGTGTCACTTGGAAAGCCCCCTCTCAATCCTCTGCAGCAGTTCTTTTTCTCCATTCTTCTCAGCGGGAGCAATGTGTTCCTTTCCTGCCACCCTGCCACCGCCACGCTTTGCATGACCGTGTTCAAGAAGATGCGCAATCTGGTACCTGTCTTTAGAATACACGGTAACCGTCAGGGAATTGCTGGTTTCCGCAGTTTTCTTTGTCCGCCAGCTTTTCTTATAACGCCCTGTCCTTTTCGGTGCATTGGTCTGAATATCCTTTTTCACGGTTTTTGCCGATGCATTTACGGCATCCTTTACCGTATCCGTTGTAAGGGACGCATATTCTTTAAGTCCGTCCATTACCGCATCCGCAAGTCCGTCTATCGAAGTTGTCCTCCCTGCCATCTTCTCACCTCTTTACCTCGGCAGCCCTTATTTTTAAGGTTTTATTTTTGTACTGCACATTATCAACGAAGGAAATATTATATATTTTCCCACGGAAAATAATACGGTAATGTTCACTGTCAAGGTCTTTCACCTCACTGCAGTACCTGATTACAAAATTCAGTTCTGTCTGGGCGTTTACCTGCGATGCCTCCCAGTATTCTTTTCCCGACAGATTGTTTGCATAGGCAGCACAGGAATAGAAATCAGCCCATGTTAAGATATGGTTTCCATTCCTGTCGTTGTCTGCCATGCTTTTTTGTATCGTGATGCGCTCACGCATGAGTTCTATCATCAGAAAGCCTCCTTCCTGACGGACGACAAAAGATATTTCACGGTTTCCGTCATTGCCTTATGGTCAGCTTCTTCCCGGTGTTCATACAGATACGCAGTCACATATAGTTCCGCAGTCCTCACGATTGTTTCTGACTGCTTCAGTTCATCTGCATTCATTCTGCTTATATCCGTGATAAGGCTGTCGGCAGCAGACACCAGACCGAGGATGAAATCATCCTCGTCTGATGAATCGACACGCAGATACCCTTTTGCTTCCTCAAGCGTGATAAACATCTATGCCACCTACTTTCCGGCAGCCTTGATATCAAGTGTCTTAACTGCCTCTGAAAGGATCAGTTTTCCATCCACCCTCTCGGATGCAAGGAATCCGACCTGTCCGGTTGTAGCGTAAAGTTCATTGAGTCTCTTGAAACTTCTGCCCTGACGATCCGCAATCCAATAGTAACTGTAGTCGCCAAATGCCATGACCCTCTTACCTGCTGCAAGTTCCGGTACATAGATGGATGTGCGGTACGGACGGTTTAAGATTCTGTCCGGCTCCCCGTCCCTTACGGATGGCTGCCAGATATAGTTGCCGTTGCTGTCTTTCAACTTTCTGATTGCCTTTACGGTGGAATCGTTTAAGAGCCATACTGCCTTGTTACGGTAAGGAGCACGAAGCGAATAATACAGATCCATGACATAATCAAATGTAATGGTTGTACTTGCAGCGGTAACACCCGTCTCTGCTCCGCCCGTGGTATGAAAGATTCCTGTCGGTTTTCCGGTGCCGTCCCCGATAAAGAATGCCTCTTCTTCCTTTGTACCGATTCTTCTTCCGAATTCCTTAGAAATGTACTGTTCAATATTGAACACGCTGTCATTTAAAAGTTCATCGGATACCTTGATCATGGTAGCCAGCTTGTAAGCACTGATGGAAGTCTGTCCGAAGCTGTCATCAGATTCTGGGAACTGACCGCCTTCATCAATCCATGCTGCTTCTCCCTTGCTGGTTACGATAGGAATCTTACGGTCTCCGCTGGAAGTCTTGATTACGGTGGCAAGGCTTCTGAAGAATACTTCATCTTCCAGAGATTCCACCAGTTTCTTCTCATATTCATCCGGCACGAGATATCCGCCCTCTGAATCAGAACCGATGGAAAGTGCATTCTGTACCTCATAGGACATTCTGTTGCGCATATTGTTCCAGAATGCTTTTTTGTACTCATCGGTTGCCCTTCCGGTCTTGGTCTCTCCATTCGTACTGCCGTTTGGCTTATTGGTAATCGGAGTGCTTGTTGCCTTTGCAAGTTCTGCATCAATCGAAGCCTGTCTTTCCAGTCTTTCGATTTCCTTACCGAGATTTACCACATCGGCTTCCATCTTGTCATAAGTGGCTGCATCCTCTGCGGATACAAATCCCTCATCCGTTCTCTTGGCATCAAGAAACGCTTTTGCAGCTTCCCATGCCTTTGCTCTCTTTTCTCTTAATTCCAATACTTTACTCATTGTTCAAATCCTCCTTAATGTGTCAAGAGACTCAGTCTCTTTTCTAATTGGTTTACGGGTATCATGTTTTCCTGTCCTTTTACCTTTGACAGGAACGAATCATTCATGGCTTTGGTGGAAAACATCATGGAATCCTGCTGGAACGGGATGGTTTTGGATTTCTTCTTTTCATCCTCTTCCTTATCCGGCTCATCTCCGCTGCCTTCTTCATCCTCTTTGGGGTTATCCTCCTCTTCCGGCGGTTTCTTCTTTTCTTCCCCAGAATCAAAAAGCATCGAATCCGCAAAGCCGAGTTCCACCGCTTTTTTTGCATTGAACCAAGTCACCTCATCCATCATGCGTGACAGTTTTGCACGGGTAAGTCCGGTCTTTGACTGATAGGCATTTAAAATAGACTCCTTGACCTCGTTCAGCATTGCGATTGCCTTCTGCATATCCTTCGCTTCGCCCATCGCTATGGTCGCAGGATTGTGGATCATCATCATTGCCACCGGAGATACACAGACCGTGTCCCCGGCCATTGCAATCACGGAGGCTGCCGATGCAGCAATGCCGTCAATCTTTACCGTGACGCTTCCCTTGTAATCACGGAGCATATTGTAGATTTGTGCTGCCGCGAACACATCACCGCCCGGTGAATTGATCCATACCGTAATGTTTCCGCTTCCGGCATTTAATTCATCCTTGAATAACTGTGGTGTCACCTCATCCCCATACCATGTTTCATCCGAGATTTCCCCACTTAAAAAGAGCGTCCTTTCAAGGTCAGGCACGCTCTCATCTTCATTCCGTATCCAGTTCCAAAATTTCCGCTTCATCTTTTACCTCTCTTTCGCTTATTTTCCTGTTCCGGCAGTTGTTCTGATTCATCAGGCTGCTCCTTTGTCTGTGTTTCAGTTTTTGCAAATGCTCCGGCATCCGCAAGTTTTGTCATTGCTCCATTTATCAAATAAAGGTTGCCTCCCTCCTCGTCCGGTATTGGATTCATATTTTCCATTTCACGGATATCGTTTGCCGAGAACCATCCGTTCTGTCTGCCGACCGCATAACCGTTCATCCTTGACTGATAGTCCCCCCTCAACAGACCGTCCACATTCATCTTGACAAAATATCTGCTCTTTTCGTCCGGCAGCAGTAATGCCTTCTGCAGTGACTGCTCCCAGCGGATCACCCACGGGTCGAGTGTGTATTTTACAAACTCAAGTGACTGCTGTTCAATATTGGAGAAACTTGACTTTTCA